TATATCTATATATTTGACTACACTCATGTTCTATATTTTACCTTGTGTTTGTTCTAATTGCAAAGCCCAAGCTCCTGCATTTTTAAGGTCATGCATAAACCTATGACACTTGGCGTACTCCTCATCAAGATAAGTTAGAAACTCCATTGGCATTGGTAGTCTTGGATATTTGTAAGTGGCACATATATGTAGAGTTACATATGGAAATAATCCAGCAGGATATTTCTTGAGTAACTCCCAATATGTTTTGAGTCCTAGTTCTTCTGGTGCTGAACAACTAAAGGTAGAGCATATAGTCTCAAGCATTATCTGCACATCACTTACTGCACATGGCTTGAGTAAATCCTCGCACTTGGCTACGGCTACAGTAAACTCACTCGTCTTTACTTTTTCTTTCAAGAAATTTACTCGATACATTTGACATATCAAGGATTCGCTTACGTCGTTCTCGAACAAAGGTGGGCGAAGTCTTATCATATGTTGCACGTGTTCGATCTGACTCTGCCCTAAACTCGACTGACCTACGAACCCAAAGCTTAAACATGGATTGCCAACTTCTAGCTGTCCTTCCTTTTGCTGAGTAGTAGTCGATGAACTTATCTCTTTCTCTTTCATAATCTATATCCTGTTGTTGAGTCCAGGCTATTACATCATCTGATGCTTCAAAGTCTTCTGGACATTGTGATTCTAATTCTTTGAGTGCTAACTCTAACTCTAATGCATTACACCAAGCTAGTAGATTCATACCATTAGGACATTTTTGCATACGCTCCCAACTACCTACTGAACTGTCAGCTACACCAATCATCTGCGATACTGTCATAGTATCTACCCCATATTTTTTTCTCTTGGCTATGAGAGTGAACACCAATTCCTTATACGTCATGCTGTAATAATCATGTACCAAGCTATACCTAGTACTACAAATGTAATGTACCAACCTATATTATCTTTCATAATCACCCCCAGAGATCATCAGCCTGACTCTCTCTTGTTTGAAAATAATCAACAACACGTAACCATTTAGTGTCTGGTTGTTCTTTACAAAACCTTATCCACTTGCGTGCATAGAATGGTTTGTGATTATTATTAATTTTATAAAACGGATCTGTTGTTTCCATGTCGTGTTCCCATCTCATGATATTAAATATAAACTCAACTGATCCTCGCTTATGTCCTGCATTAATATGTTTTATAACCAACTGAACAAACAGCTTCCATACTTGCGGATTGTCTTGGTCAAACTTTTCAAATGCATCTTTATTACTCATAGCCACTCCAGAATAATAGATCAATTATAATTTCTAGTATGCCAAATAAAACTAATGCAACCATGATTGGCAAAAGAAAATACAATAAGAACAATCTTAATTTTGAGCAGAAACTATCTAGCATGTTGTTCCCACTCATGTTTAATTATTTCTAATGCAAGTGCGTCAAGGTGTATATCTTTTTCTGTATCATTCATCTCATTAAATGTATCTATATTAATACTTATACCAATATTTGACATACTTTCTAGTGTAGCTATAACTTCTTTGTATCTATCAATCCATTTATCTTCATCATTTTCAAATGCTTTACCTATTACATTAGACATTGCGTTCTCCTATGCGTAGTGATGTCATATACTTTTCAGCCATTTTCATTGCTGTTTGGTGTACAACCTCAGTAAATGTTGATGCCCTTACAAAATCAGGCTGTTTAGTTTTCATTAACCTATTACGATATTTTGTATAGGCTTCTTGCTTACGTTCTTTGTATCTACGTTGCCATGATTCCATTACAAATCCTCCTCGAATATTCTTTCTGTTACAAATTTACTACCATGATTTCTAATGTACTCTTTGAATACCTCTGACTCTACCTCAGTCATCATGATATTGATTGTTACTACATGCTCTTTGGTTTGATGTATTACTTCCATGTCTATTAAACTATCAGCAGATAATAGTTTAGGTGCTGAATCTACAAACTCATGTATACCCCAAGCTGTATCTTCTGCTTCTCTTTTTTCTTGATTGAGTTCTGCTTCTTGTTGGTCTTGCCTGTCCATGTATCTGTCTAGGTCTTGCGTTACTGAATCACTCATGACTACACCTCTTTAGTTATGCTCTGACTGCCATGATATACAGCAGTATAAGAGCGATTAATAATAATACTTGATCCATCTATACCTCCGTAAAAAAAATGTAGGGTACAATCTGGTGGACTCCAGTAGTTTAAAGACATTCTGCATTATCTCTGTCCCAAATAATATCTTGTACTATTGGTAATGCTAGTCTCCCTACACCTATACCTAGTAGGATTCAAACCTACACTCAGTAATTCTTGCTTTTTTATTTTAGAGAAAGCTAACTCTATCCTAATGAAACCGTTCTGCAATAATGTAACTGTTCTATTAAATTTACTCTATCTGTTCTACAATGTCAATATATATATTTGGTTTTTTGATCGAGAAACCTAACTCGTAGAGGAACTTTACCCTGATATCATTACCTCAGTTTGAACAGCATCATTGAGCTTTATGTCTGTTTGTCCTTTTGCTCTGCCAATGCCCTCGCATATATAATAAAAATCTGTTGCACATATATATTTTCTTTCCATCATTGCTGTAAGTTTTACATATCTAGCTAAATCAACAGCAGAAAATCCATATTCAACAGCATAGTCTACAGCTTCTTGATAGTTACCATTGATGATGCTATCAACTATTGTATGAAATTGTTTTTCGGTTCTATAGTTTTGCATAATTATGTCTCCTTTATATCAGTTATTAAATTAGATGAAACTTCAATTACTTCTAAATCAACTGTGTCATATTGGTCTACACATTTATCACCATTATATATAAGCACTTGCAAATCTTTGTTCCAGTCATCTTCATGGATTTCTATTGCTGCTTTTATCATTTGAAATTGTTTTGCCATTATTATAATTCCTCTGCTTGATCAATGTTTTTTTCAATGTATTGTGTGAATCTTTCTTTGTCAAAATTGTTGTTTGCTTCTTCGCACATATCCATTAAATCAGAAATGAAAAATTCTTCATCATAATATATTCTTGGATTGTTTATAATTACGTCTGCTAATTGTATAAAATGTTTTCTAGTCATTGTATTAACTCCTCTAAAGGTTCTTTTAAATATAGCGTAAAGCTATTATTTAAGTTTACTATTTTGGAACAGATTGTCAATCTTTTTTTCATATTAATGTATCTAAATTGTTGTTATCTGGTACATTTTAACTTATATATTAATATTGTCTTTACCCAGTTTAGGTTTACCCAATTTGGGTAATATGAAATAAAATGCTAGTAATATTAATATTAATTTGACATAGTTTTATTGTAGATGCTCTTTCGCCGTCGTTGCAGTCAATGTGGGCGACTAGCATGGACTTATATTGACTGCTGTTTTTTCGACGGCGTGAAATATAGGATTTCGGTTGTAATGAAATCAATACGTTATGGTGGGTGGCTTGACAGATAGAACGCAGGTGTTACTCTTTAGTACTGCAACAACCGAAATACACTAAAACGACGGAGCGATCATGGCGACACTACAGAATGTTAATGCGATATTACCGAAGAAACCAACGCCACTCAACAAGAGACAAAAGGCGTTAGTTGATATACTTGTGAGCGAAGGATGTTCTATCGAGGATGCGTCAAAGCGTGCAGGATTCAAGGAAAGTAGTGCATCATCACAAGGCTATCAAACATTAAAGAAGCCTCATGTAGCCGAGTACATGTATCAACAGATCCAAGAATCCTTTGGCATCAACAGTCTCAAGGCTCAAAGTACATTGGCAAAGCTATCTCAAACAGCAAAGAGTGAGTACGTTCAAATGGAAAGTGCCAAAGACATATTAGACAGAGCAGGATTCAAAGCACCCGATAAACATCAGCATCAGATTGTTGGTGACTTCAAAGTACATATCGATCTAGGATAACTGCTCTAACTTTTCTACAGAAAACGTAAAGGCGTAGGACCCCCGATAAGGCGAGGGGGGTTCTAAAAAATCACTCTGACCTTACATAAGAGGTAGTATACACGCATTATTTTTTCCCAGAACTCGCACTTGAAATATATTTTTTTTTAGCTATAGTAAAGAAATGATTGGAGCAGAACATTTAAGAAGACAGATGCAAGATCCGTTCTTTAAGTACTTCAAAAGAGTACAAGGGCCAGGCGTAACGTTTTATCAAAGACGATTAGCAATACCGCCAAGTGCAAGGATTCAGGACTACGATAAAGGCGTAACCAGAGAAGCAGCCGATATCTATCAACAAAAGACAGGCAAGGCCTATACAGGAATACTATTGCCAGTAGCACAAGATAGTACCTACAAGTCATCTTCGTTTGGTAAGGCTGATGCAGCAAGGTCTGCAAAGCAAGCCAAAGAGATCAGGCGTACCGCATCACAAAAGACATTGTTTGGCGGTGATGTTAAGACTTTGTTTCCATCCCAGCGTAGAGACTTAACCAGGCGCAGGATGGCAAGAAAACAAGCAGAGAAAACCAAAAAGACCTTAGGTAAATAATGAGTACCGCAACCAAACGCAATCCTGCTAAATGGGCCGCAGCGAAAGCCAGAGCCAAAGCTAAGATGGGTGGTAAACACTCAGCCAGAGCCATGCAGTTAGCCGTTAAGTATTACAAGCAGTCTGGTGGTACATACTCAGGTGCAAAAAAATCTAGCAACAAACTATCTAAATGGTCCAAGCAAGACTGGGGTACGAAGTCAGGTAAGAAATCAGGTGAGACAGGCGAACGCTACCTACCAAAGAAAGCTATTGCCAGACTGTCAGCCAAAGAATATGCTAAGACTACGGCTAAGAAGAGAGCAGATACGGCCAAAGGTAAGCAATTTAGTAGTCAGCCTAAGTCAATCGCTAAGAAAACTAAAAAGTATAGGAGTGCATAATGAAAGGCGTACCGCATTACACTAAGTCTGGTAGTTTGTTTACAGGCCAAACTCACAAAATGAAAGATGGTTCTTTACATTCAGGCAAGACTCATACAAAATCAAGTAAACCATTAATGCACTTTAAGGATTTGTCCAAAGGGATGCAGAAAAAATTATTGGTTAAACATCTCAAAGCGAAAGCTGAAATGAAAAAGGAGAAGAAAGCATGAAGGGTATGAAGAAAAAGAAGGTCAAAACACCTAAACCAAAAAAAATTAAGTACTAATGACAACTCCAGCATGGCAACGTAAAGCTGGTAAGAACCCCAAAGGTGGGTTAAATGCCAAAGGTCGAGCCAGTTACAACAATTCTACAGGCGGTAACTTAAAACCCCCTGCACCCAAACCTAAGACCAGTAAAGACAAAGCTAGGCGTAAGTCTTTCTGCGCTAGGATGAAAGGCATGAAGTCTAAACTAACGTCAGCTAAGACTGCAAGAGATCCGCAGTCAAGAATCAACAAATCATTAAGAGCCTGGAACTGCTAGGAGGTAGTATGCCAAAAGTAAAACCACTCGGTACACCCAAAAAGAAACTTACTAAGATGGAGAAAGCTGAGAAGCGTGCGGCTAACATGATAGCCAACGAAGAAGTCTTACGTAACAAAGAAAAGCAAAGACAGTATGACCAGTATGTAGAGTACAAGATGATCAAAGGTCATAGTGTTGAAGATGCAGAGAAGATGGCTAAAGCTATTATTTATGACCAGCAGGCAGTCTAATGGATATTAAATTTAGAAGCGGTGCAACTGATACTGAAAAAAATATTGCTAGAGTTAATGCTAATGAACTTATGCATCTCTTAAAAAA